TGAAAACTCACTTGTAGCTTCTTATAGATTTGAAGGAAATGCAAATGATGATATGAGAGCATACGATGGTACTGCTACAAATGTTACTTATGAATACGGATTAGGCTTTACTCCTGATTTTGTTTGGCTAAAAAATAGAGATGCCTCCGATAATCATAGATTAGCAGATTCAACAAGGGGTGCAACTAAATATTTAGTTCCAAATTTAACTAATGCAGAAAACACTTCATCTACAAACATTTTATCTTTTGACTCTGGAGGTTTTACTGTAGGGTCTGCTGCTTCTTCAAATACAGACGGAGAGGATTTTGTAGCTTGGTGTCTAAAAGCAAACGGAGGAACTACAAGCAGTAATACTGATGGAACGATTACAAGTACAGTACAGGTTAATGAAGATGCAGCATTTTCAATCGTGTCATATTCAGGAACGGGTTCGGCTGGAAATGTAGGTCATAGTCTTGGGGTAAAGCCAGACCTTATTATTTGTAAAAATAGAAATAGTAATGGTGTTCCTCGTTGGGTTGTTTATGATTCAGTAACCACAGCGGCTAACAAAATGTATTTAGATGATACAAGTGCTTCATCAAGTACAGGAAACTGGGGAAATACAGAGCCAACATCTTCCGTATTTTCTATAGGCACTTCTACTGGAACAAATGCTTCTGGTGGTAATTATATCACCTACTGTTTTGCTTCAGTCGAAGGCTTCTCAAAGATTGGCTCATACACAGGTAATGGTTCAACAAATGGACCGATTGTAGAAACAGGATTTGAACCTGCTATGATTATTGCTAAAAGAACAGATGCTGGTAGTTCAAATTGGTTTATATGGGATAATAAAAGAAATACCACAAACCCTAATGGAAGATATTTACTGCCTAATGATTCTAATGCTGAAAATAATTTAGATGCCTATTCATTAAATTTTTATTCTAATGGTTTCACTGTTAATTCTACGGATGTACAGTTAAATGCAAACGGAGGAACCTACATCTACCTAGCATTTGCTGCAGACCCTGACACAGAAGCACCAACAGTAGCAAAAAGTTTTAGTACAGTAACTTATACAGGTAATGGTACTTCATTAGATTTAGATACAGGGTTTAAGCCAGGATTAATATGGACTAAACCAAGAAGCTATGCTGATAATAATCAATTATGGGATATAGTAAGAGGTGCAGGATGGACAGTTTATAGTAATTCAACAAATGCTGAAAACCCAACTATTCGTCTTGACGGTGTATCTTCTTTTAATGACAATGGATTTAGTATTGGTAACTGGAATAATATAAATGTAAATAATGCAACTTACGCTGCTTGGGCGTGGAAAGCTGATGATAACGAACCGACAATCTTTGGAGGACCTGCAAAAGCAGTATATAAATTTGAGGACAATGCAAATGATGTAACTGCTGATTATAACGGAACGGCAAACAACATTACTTATGCAACAGGTAAATTTAATAAAGCAGCAGTATTTAATGGTTCAACTGGCGATATAGATTTACCATCTGATATTGAATCTTCAACAATGGCAGTTTCTTTATGGGCATATTTAGATGATAATGCACCAACAAATCAAATTATAATAGAGTTTGATAATGGTTATGGATTAAATTTTCCATCTTTTGCAAGTGGTAAATTAGCTGCTCAATGGGCAAATTCAAATGCAAATCACACTTTGTCAAATGTAGCATTATCAAATGGTCAATGGTATCATATAGCTGCTAATTTTAGAAGTGGTGCTACCGACCTTTATATCAATGGTGTCAAACAAACAACAGGGGGAACTGCTTCTGACTATTTAACTGCAGACCAAAATACAATAGGTTCAAGAAGAAGTGGGGAATTTTTTGATGGAATGATAGACCAAGTACGAATATACAATGGTAACTTTCAACAATTACACGTTGATGAATTATATGCAGAAACTACATCTGACAATGATGATTTAACTTTAGGTGGTCCACCTGAAACTATAATTAGTGCAAACAGTAACGCTGGTTTCTCTATAGTTAAATATGAAGGTAATGGAAATGAATTAATTTTACCAACTGGTCTTTCATCAAAAGTAGAGATGGTTATTACAAAAAGTACATCAAGCACTTCTCAATGGATGATATGGCATAAAGATTTGAGTGGAAATTCAGGAACTAACGCTCCTTATAATTTATATTTTGGAACAGATGCAGAATTAAATTTATCAGCTTGGGGTACATATAATCAATTTACAGCAACAACTTTTCCTGTAACAAGACAATCTGCTGCTACAGCACATAACAATAATAACGGACAGGATTACATTGCCTACTGCTTCCATTCAGTAAGTGGATATAGCAAGATTGGAAGTTATACTGGGAATGGAAGTTCATCAGGACCAACTGTAACAACAGGATTTGCACCTGACTGGGTAATGATTAAAAGAACAGATGGTGCTAACAGTTGGGCAATAGTAGATTCTGTAAGAGGTGGAGACCAAGAATTATACGCTAATTTAAGTGATGCAGACAATACATACACTGCAGTAGATTTTCAATCTAATGGATTTCAAATAGTAAATACGGCTAATGGGTATAATGCAAATGGTTCAACTTATATATATATGGCATTTAAAATAAATTAATGAGATAAAAATGAATGGATTTGAACCAACATTATTAGGAATAGTTACTTACGTTATAACAATATCACAATTAAACGAAGCACTACAATCACTTCTAATAATAGCAACGTTGGTTTATACAGTAATTAAAATTATACAACTTTTAAACGATAAGAAATGGTAAGAATATTTGAATGGTTAGCACAGCAATTTAGAACATTTAACAATTGGTTTAAGACCAGTTGGAATAACATTATTAAGAAACTACTATTTAAAACAGGACTATAAAAACTATTAATCAAAAATTAATTATATTTGTAGTATAAAAATTATAAGCTATGGCAAGTACAGTATATAACGGAACAAATTTAATTTTAAAGGTCATCGCAGATGGTGGTACTTTAGCAGCAATAGGTCACACGACTTCTTGTACAATTTCTTTAACAAACGATATGGCAGATGCTACAACAAAGGATTCATCAGGATTCTCTGAAAGCATAGCAGGATTAATTTCAGGTGAAATATCTTTTGATGGTCTTGTAGATTATACAGATTCAAATGGTGCTACTGAATTAGCTGGGTTTTTATTAGGTCGTACCAAGGTAGATTTTAGCTACGGGACAGAAACAACTGGAGATACAGTTTACACCGGCGAGGGATTTCTTACTGGACTAGAGGTTTCTGGAGAAATGGAATCTGCCGTTAGTTACAGTGGGACTATTCAAGTAACTGGAACAATTACAGCTACAGTTAATTCATAATAAATGAACAAAAAAAGAGGTTATTACACTCTTAATGTTGGGGGTAAAGAAAGAGTACTTCATTTTTCAATGAACTTTTGGGCAAACTTTACAGAGATATTAGATATATCTTTAGAGGAGATTGCCACTGTATTTGAGAAAGGAGTTTCCCTAAAAGCAATTAGAACTTTAATATATTCTGGACTTTTGGCGTATGACCAAGAAAATGGTAATGAAATTGACTACAATGAATATACTGTTGGAAGTTGGTTAGAGGATATTACGCCAGATGATTTAGAAAAAATTATATCTGCTATGATGGAATCAAAAATTCTTGGTAATGAACTAAATGTTGGTTTATCAAGAAAAGGAGATGACACAAAAAAAAAGTAGATAAACTTGCCTGGGAGGATTTAACAGATTTCTATATAGGACAAATTGGTATTATCCCTGATAATTTTTGGAGTAACACTTGGAAAGAAAATATACTTCTTTCTGAAGCGCACTCTATTAAAATAAATTTAGACTGGGAAAGAACCAGGTTTTTAGCTACTATGATACATAATGTAAATTGCAGTAAAAAACAACAAATGATTAAGCCAGAGAACTTATTCCCTTTACCTCAAGATAAAAAAATAGCAAGAGTTAAATCTTCAAAAGAACAATATCAAAAATTCCTTGATAAAGTCAACAATTTAAAAAAAGACGAGTAGGGTAATTTTTAGTATTTTTGTAGTATGGCAGATAATCAAAAACTTCACGTCGATATAATTGGGGATTCCTCCTCATTAAATAAATCACTTGGTAGAGCAGAGGGTAGGTTAAAAAAGTTTAGCACTAGTTTAAATAGAACTGGTAGAGCATTAACAACAAGGCTTACTTTGCCTTTAGCGGCTGTTGGAACTATGGCTGTTAAACAGGCTGCAAATTTTGAAAAACTACAAACGACTTTAAATGTTTTAACTGGTTCTGCCGAAGAAGGTGCTAGAGCATTTGAAAGATTAGTTCAATTTAGTGCTAAAACACCATTTCAATTAGCAGATTTAACTAAAGTAAATAATACTTTAATGGGATTTGGTTTAACTACAGATGAAGCATTTGATAGTTTATCTATGCTTGGTGATGTAGCTGGAATTGTTGGAGGTGACTTACAATCTATTGCAATAGCATTTGGTCAAGCAGCTGCAGAAGGGCGTGTAATGACTAGAGACTTACGTCAGTTCATTAATAATGGGGTGCCTATACTTCAAGTACTATCCGAAGAAATGGGAGTTGCTGAAGGGGCTATTATGGATATGGCTTCAGAAGGTAAAATAACTTTTGAATTACTTGATAGAGCATTTAAAAATGCGACTGCCGAGGGTGGAAAATTTGAAGGCGGAATGGAAACATTAAGTGGAACTCTTAATGGGTTATTCTCTACTTTAAAAGATAATGTAAACATAGCACTTGCTGAACTTGGACAAGAAATTGCAGACGCTTTAAATCTTCAAGAAGGTATTCCAGCTTTAAGCAGAGAAATAGGTTTAGCTGTACAAAACTTTAAAAATTTAAGTCAGG